ATGTTAAAATAGAAACACCAAGCGCTACCATAGGTGTTAGGGGAACAGACTTTGCTGTGGTAGTAGATGAGATAGGCGGATCCACTGTAACACTTCTACCTTCCTGCCGCATAACAAATCCCAGAGAACCTGCTGAATGTTTTGTTGGCGAAATCACTGTTGAAACAGATGCAGGCATGGTTGTTATGAACAAAGCCTTTCAAACTACTGTGGTAGATACCAGTAATAATCCCCCATCTAAACCTCTTGTTCTTGATATCGATCCCTCACAGTTAACTGGTATGTTAATTGTGCGTGAAGAATCCGAATATGAACTTACACGACAGGAACTCAAAGCACAAGCGGATGCGCTTGATGTAGACTATCTTGAATTCGATGAACTAGATGAAGACAGCCTACAAGAAAGCATAGACGGTATATGGCAGACAGAACTGGGAGATGCTGATGATATTTTGGAACTAAACATATTTGATCTTATGCAGAATCTTAGAAATTCTGTTGATTCTGCGCTGTCAAATGAACTGGATAATCAGTTCGTGTTTGGAGACAGACCAGAGGGTTTAGACGAAGAAACTGGTATATACTATCAAGCACCTCCTCCGGAATTTGTGGTAAGACGCAGAGATCTTGCTGGCAATGTGTTTGAATTTAGATTGAGCGAATCACATGGTTATTCTATCGATATACTACAGGGACCTTTTATAAAATATGGCTATCAGGTTGGTATTGGTACTAATGATATTCGGGTTGATCAAAGTCGCTAACGCAAGCGATTTGACAATCACTCAGCAGGGCGACGATTTTGAAATGTCTGTGCTGCAGTCTTCTGGCGATAATCTTCTACAGGGTTCCGTGATAGGCGACGGTCATCGTGTCACTTCGAATCAGTCTAACGGTGCTGCTGCTACAATTGATTTGACTAATTCAGGAGGCGCAGTTGATTTAGAGATAAATCAAAACTCTTCAACTGACTCTGTATCAGTAACAAAAATTTGCACGAATCCAAGTGGCTGTTCCATCTCTGTCGACCAGCGCTAAATATTCTATGCGTGGTATTACACACTGGACAACAGCATTTTTAACTCTCCTACTAATTGTTGTATTTCAATATCAAGACGGCTTTGTAGCCGAAACTCTCAGACTGAAACAGTTCGACCTTGTTCAGCAGACTGATCCTGTTACTACCAGCACGGACATAGGCATAGTAACTATTGATGAAGCAGCAATCAAACGATACGGTCAGTGGCCGTGGAGCAGAGAAACCATCGCTGACATTATATGGGATCTTAGAGAAGCAGGTGCAGGTGTGATTGTTATTCCTGTGCTTATGAGCGAACAGGATAGACTGGGCGGCGATGACATATTAGCAGAGACACTAAAAAACAACGGTGTTGTGATTGCGCAAACAGGCACTGTAGATATCAACAGAAACGCAGTGCCAAGAGGTATTGCAAAAATAGGCAATCCTGTTCCTTATCTATACGAGTGGCCTGGCATGTTAGGACCTATTCCCAAACTTGGCTCCTCTGCAGCAGGCGTCGGTGTGTTAAACACAGTGCCAGAACGAGACGGTGTAGTAAGGCGTGTGCCTCTACTAATGAGAATAGGCAACGAAGTGTATCCCAGTCTTGGTATCGAAGTAATAAGAGTAGCAACAGGTCAACCTTCCTATCAGGTAAAAGAAACCGGTGCAGGCATAGAAGCTCTCCGAGTGCCAGGTTTCCCCGTAATAAACACAGATCCCAACGGTAGAATATGGCTACGGTGGAACAAGGAGTTTCCCAAAATCAGTCTCGCAGAAGACGACTTTTCTGACTTCGAAGGTCGCACTGTGATCATAGGCGCAGAAGCCGCAGGCGTAGGTGGTACAGTAGCAACTCCTGGGGGTGCTGTATATAACTGGAAACCCAGTGCTGTAACACTGCAGACTCTTATAGACGGTGAGCAGATAGAAAGACCCTACTGGGCAGAACAGGCAGAACTTGCAGCAACAGTTTTATTAGGAATCTCTGTGATACTGCTGGGCAGATTTACACCTTATTGGATTGTAGGTGCAAGCACATTTCTGCTGAGCGGTGCTACAGTGTTCGCAGTGCATTGGGCTTGGAGTGAATATCTCTATTTGGTCAACGGTGCTGTGCCCATGCTTGCGCTTGTATTGGTGGGATTTCACTCTGTATTCCTTCGCTTTGTGAAAGAGTTTAGAGAAAAGCAGGCAATTAAGAAACAGTTTGCAGGATATGCTTCGCCCGCTGTGGTCAAACTGCTGCAAGAAAATCCTCAACTGATCAAACAAGGCACGAAAAAAGATATTTCAATTGTGTTTTCAGATTTAAGAGGATTCACACCTCTGGGTGAATCTTTTGCAGATGATGTAAAAGGCCTAACCGAATTGATGAACGGCTACATGGATGCTATCACAGAACCTGTGCTGGCGAGAAATGGCATGATTATAAAATACATAGGAGACGCTTCTATGCACATACACGGAGCTCCCTTAGACGATCTCAATCATGCTCATACCGCAGTTGAAACAGGCCTAGAAATGATTCGAGCAGTTGAGAAATTCAATACAAAAATCACTAGTGAAGGCAGACCTGCTGTTGGTATGGGCGCGGGTATTAATAGTGGTCTCGGCTACCTAGGAGAAATGGGCAGCACCCAAAGACACTCATATGACGTGCTAGGAGATTCTGTATCAACTGCTGCGAGAATTGAATCAAAGTGTAAGGAATATGGCTGCTTACTCCTCGTAGGAGAAGACACTGTGAAAAAGTGTGCGGACGATTTCTTCTTTCTTGAAATAGACACTCTTGCAGTGAAAGGAAAAAGCATAGGCATCACAATCTACACTGTGTTAGACCGAGAAACACAGGATTATTACACAGATAGAACGCTTCATAACAAGATGCAGGCTCTATACAAAGCTCAAGATTTTCAAGGTGCGCTAGATTTATTACCGTACCTAAAAGGCTCTTTTGACGGCAGGATGGACAACTATTACGAAATGTGGCAGAAGCGCTGTGAGTTTATGAAAACTCAAACACTGCCCGCAGACTGGTCCGGTGTGTGGATAGCAGAATCTAAATAAGAATAAGAGTGATTACAACTGCGAATAAACTCACCACTGCCATAGCAACACCAATGCTGCATATGGTGTGTGATTCTTTCACAACATAATCTGTGTTAATCGGAGTCTTTGCCATTTTGTTTCCCTGTTGAATTAAAAGTTTCTGACTGTGATATATTTCTCGCAACAACGTCTTCCAGTTCTGACCGCTGTTCTTGACTCAGTTTAGATCGATGTTCCAGCACCATTGCGAGTTTGGTGTTGAGGCGAATCATGTCGTTGTCTAGCATTCTAATTCGATCTACCAGTTTGATAAGAGTGGTATTTGCTTCAAACAGTGTGGGCTTTACTTCTAGTGTGACCCAGCGCCATACATAATACACAAAGTAACCAAGGCCTATTGCGGCTATGATAGGAAACCCATATTCTGACACAGCATTGACAAGTTCACTAGTCACGACGTGCATCCTCCTTGCCTTCATTCGCAGCAAGTCTGTCTATGTTGGGTTTTACATTGAGTGTATACGAAAGCAGCGAATCTATTTTGACCAAATCGTTGTTCATGGTTTGCACTCGATTGTCCAGAGCTTTAATTATGTTATTTAGACCCTGAACTGATGCTGTTACAGAAGCAAGAATAAACTTGAGAGTGATGAATACAAACACGCCTGCTGCTATTGCACCTGCTATTGGAAAACCCAGTTCTGCTACTAGAGTAAGAAAATCCATCATGACCCTCTGTTATGTGAGTATTTATTATCTAACTATCATAAACAGGGTTGACACACTAAATATAGACTATATAATATGATATTAAGTTATGCGGAAGTAGCTCAGTCGGTAGAGCGTCAGATTTCCAATCTGAATGTCGCGAGTTCGAACCTCGTCTTCCGCTCAATTGATCTTTAAAATACGATGCCGGATTAGCTGAGTTGGTTTAGCAGCTCACTTGTAATGAGCAGACGGCGGTTCGAATCCGTCATCCGGCACCAATTACGGGGGTGTAGCTCAGTAGGGAGAGCAACTGCCTTGCACGCAGTAGGTCGTCGGTTCAATTCCGTCCACCTCCACCATACAATTTAATGCTCGGTTAACTCAGATGGTCAGAGTGCGACTCTTACAAAGTCGAAGTCGTTGGTTCAAATCCAGCACCGAGCACCAAACAAACGGGAAGTATAGCTCAATGGCAGAGCGTGGCATTGTACGTCACAGGTTTCAGCTTCGAATCCTGATGCTTCCACCATACAAGAGAAACAAAATGATCATACCATGCACACAATGCGGTCGAGATTGGATTGAACAAGACGAATTGCTTGATACAGTCTATCCCAGCCAGCGTGATCCTTATACTGGTGAGTTCACAGAGTGGAATGTGGTCTGTCAAATCCACAACACTGGATGTGGCAGAACAGTGTATGGCTCAAGTGAACAAGACGCTATTGAACGTTGGAATCGAGGCGAAACACACGAGCAAATCTAATGTATTACGAAGAAGTTTATTTTCTAGAACCTATACCAGAATATCTAATAGATGATATAGAAACAATTAGGTCACGCAGAAATATGTTTGCGTATCCTGAACACGAACACATTTATGCAAGTTACCTAGTCAGTGATGATTTGCATGATTTTGTGCAGCAGCAGTTCGACTATTCTGTCTTGGTTCGCTATCAGGTAATTGGCAAGAAATTGCCAGTACATGTAGACATAGGAATTCAAGAAAAATATAACTACATTATAGATCAAGGCGGTGACTCAGTAATGACTCGTTGGTGGGATTCAGAAGAAAGTCCCACAAAGATTGTGTATGAAACTCACATACCTCAAACAGTTTGGCATAAGATGAAAGTTAATGTCCCGCACGACATAACAGAGGTATCACATGCCAGAATTAGCGTACAGGTAAAAGAAAAACCAGAAGGGCACACTGAACCATGAAATGCAAAACAGGGGATCTCGCTGTAATCCTATTTTCAATAAGACCCGAAAACATAGGCAGAATAGTTCGAGTACAGGAATACATAGGGCAATTTGGCGAAGGTGAAACCTTTCAATTTAGAGGAATGCCCTGTCGTTGTGCTGTGTCAGACCATTACTGGTGGATAGGAGCAGACGACATTACTATTATGTATGGTCCAGCGCCACAGGCATATATTCCTGATTCGTGGCTAGAACCCGTTCGACCAGAAGATCTTAACAACCACTCACAAGAAACTGAAGACCTGGAAAGGGCAGCATGAACACAGATGTTTACCTTTTTATGATACTGTTATTGTTTACAACATCGCCTTGGATAATCCGTTTATGGTTAGGATAAATACTGGATGCGCATAAACGAAATTACTCAACCTCAACAGATAAACGAAGCAGTATGGCTAGCTCCGTTGCTGATTGGGGCAGCCCGTTTTGGTGGTCGAGCTCTGCTGAAAAACCTCAGTCGAGAAGGATCAAAAGCAATCACAAAGAAAAATCTAGGCAGAGCAGCGGGAGAAACTGCAAAAGCAGTAGGCAAAGCACCTAAAAGCATAAAAGACATAGGCATTGGCGTAGGAGCAGGCGGTGTAGGTCTTGCTGCATACGAAGTTGCTGAAATTTTGGGTGATGCTTATGAAGCTCTTAAAGACATTTTTTCAGAGGTAGAACTCGCAGAAATAGCAAAAATTGTAAAGGATTATGGAATTCCTGCTCTTGCTGTAATAGGCATAATCTATGGTGGATATAAATT